ACACCCAGCTAACGGCCGCTTCGAATGCGGTCGTCACCAAGATTCTTGGTGGCGAGTCGTAGTGGCGAGAATGATGGTCCGTCGGACGACAACTCCGGGCTGGAAAGTCCGGAAGTGTCACCGGTGGTCCACCGTTCTGAACATCCTCGGTCAGATGATGGAGCGGAAGTCACGGTTCACCTAAAGGTCGGCTATAAAACCGTCCTCTTGGTAGTCGTGGTTTTCGACTTCATTCACCTGTCTTTGAGGGAGCTGGTTAACTCTAGTTTCGTCGAGCAACTGCTCGTCGGACTTGGAGTCAGCTTGTCGTAAGACATGTTCGTGTCTCGCAAGAGACATTGCTCCATGGTGTCTTGCCGTAAAGGCAATCCTACAACAACGACTCGGGGAACCCCTCGAGAAAGGATGTACCAGTAAAATGGCACTACCAACCTCTAGGGAATATGTTCCCAGAGCACTGAGGGAAGCCATGAGGGCAGTTCGGTTGGCTAACGCCGCCGAAGTTGCCTCAAATGGCTACCCTTCGTTCCGCTATATCATCACCAACCACGTACATGAGGCGCTGGAAGTGGATCGCGAGATCCACATCCTTGACGCCTCGTACGGGGAAGTGATTGACGTGGCGGAGTTGCTGAGAAGGATGCCGGAGGACCTGCGAAAGCGTGTCCTCTACGGCTAGACCTTAGTTGCGAGTGACATTAGCGGACTTAGATGGTGCACCCCCTCCGTGACCCATTCTCCCTAGTCTCGGATATTAGCCGAGGCGGGGAGGTGGGTAGAGGGAGCTAACCGTCTGAGTGCGACTTTATGTCGCTTCAGTCCGTAGGCTATGGATCCTGAACCTTCGATAGAGGAGGTTACCTCTTGTTACAAAGGGGACAGGTGAAAAGCCTGACGTCACTCTGGTCCATGCTGGCCGAGGAATCAGCCAGCAGATGTTGCACTAGCGCCATTCGTGACATTAATACCGTCACGAGTCGTGTCGAACATGAGGGGTTGTCGTTTTTAACGATAACCCTGCCCGAACTTGGTAAGTCAGCCCAAAGCTGGCTTGATCAAGGTAAGGCCGGTATCCACCCCGCGTTCAGTAATGAACGAGGGGGAAGTCTCCCCCGATTTCTCGGAGGTTTCTTCAACCGTGTGTTCGACCGGAGTAGTGGCTTGTTGCTCGAAGAGCCATGTGTGGATGCTATCTTTTCGATTCGCCTTTTAACTTTGGCGTTCGGAAAGATGCTGCTTCCTTGCAGTAATGAAAGGAATGCAGCAGCCATACGTAGCTACCTCGAGTGTGAGCAGGATGTCCGCCGCTCAGATGCGGAGCTTTCCGAGAGAGATCTCGAAGAGTTCCGACAAATGTCTGAGCTGCTGTTCGGCGAGATGTTTTCCCAGATCGATAGAGATATCGGTATTGGGGCTCTCGTTCCGAAGCATGGCCCAGGATCAACCGCTGACCGTATTCTTGGAAACAAGAAATGGGATCAACGGACCTGGACTAGGCGACTTCAGGACATTTTTCCGTCCCGGAGTTACATCATTCCCAATTGGCGTTTTATACGCACGTTGGATGATGTAGTCACCCTCGAACCTGGAGAAGAGGAACCTGTAAAGGTTACTCTTGTTCCTAAGACGCTCAAAACACCCCGTGTGATTGCGATGGAGCCCACCTGTATGCAGTATATGCAACAGGCGGTCTACCAAAGCTTCACCTTGAACTTCGAAAGGGATAGACTCCTGACGAAGTTGATCGGTTTTGATGACCAGTCTCCTAATCAGAGGCTGGCCAAGCAAG